CTTAGAAGTCTTGTCGAACGTACAGGTATCACATTATTTTTAGTATCACATTTAAGGAGGTCAAACAGTGACAGTAATTCGCACGAGGAGGGAGGACGTGTATCCCTCGGACAACTACGAGGCTCTCATTCGATCTCTCAAATCAGCGATAGCGTCATCGCTCTGGAGAGAGACCAACAAAGCGAAGATAGCAACAACACTTCAACTTTGCGAGTTCTTAAAAACCGTTACTCAGGAGAGGTTGGAGTCGCTACACGATTGACCTATGATCTAGCATCATGCAAATTTTATGAAGCCAATGAAACTACGACAACACCAATTTTCGACGCAAGCACAGACTTCTGACTTGCAGAGACCAAACACACCCACCAGACAACAGAAAAGACGTGCCAAATTTAGAGATAAAACCTACTACCCTCCTGTTCGATCTCGAGACAACGCCTCTACAGGCAAAAAGAACTGAGATACATTGTATTGTTACCTGTGATTATGAGACAGGTGAGACTACAAGATACAATGATATAGGAGGAGAAGACCCCATAGTCAGAGCCGTTACGTATCTAATGGATGCTGACACTATTATTGGACATAACATCATAGGATTCGACATACCTGTGATTAAAAAGATATACCCTTTCTTTGAACCGAAGGGACGTATCATAGATACATTATTATTATCAAGGTTATACCATCCGAATATGCTAGACGTAGATCGTAGAGCAAAGCCGACTGGTATGCCACCTAAGCTATATGGTCGCCACTCTCTGGAATCCTATGGCTACAGATTAGGAGAATACAAAGGGAACTTTGGAGAGACTTCTGACTGGTTAGAATGGAGCAAGGAGATGGAAGACTATTGTGAACAAGATACAATCGTTACAAGAAAACTATGTCAACATTTCCACCCTTACCTGATTGGGTCCAACTAGAACATCAGGTCGCACAAATCTTACAACAACAAGAAGAACATGGATGGTATTTCGACCAACGAGCAGCCTATGAACTCGAATCAACTCTCAGAGGAGAGATGGAACAAGCTACAGAAATATTACGCACAAAATACGGGTTCGTTGCTGGAGCAGTGTTTACACCTAAGCGAAATAACCGGACACAAGGGTATGTACAAGGATGCCCATTTACAAAACTTAAACAACTTAACCCAACATCACGAGACCACATAGCATGGATACTGAAGACCCACGAGAACTGGACACCGACCTCACTGACTCCCTCCGGGAAGGCGGTTATAGACGAGACCGTATTAAAAGATATTGGGTCGGAGACAGCCCTGTTGTTTCTTCGATGTCTAGATATTACCAAGAAATTGGGGATGATCTCGGAAGGCGTGAACGCATGGCAAAAGCTTGTTACGACGTGTAACAGGATACACCACCACTGTTCAGTTGCCACCAACACATTTCGATGTGCACACAGAAAACCAAACTTAGCACAAGTACCATCAGATGAAAGATTCAGAAAACTTTTCCAAGCCACTCCTACAAAACAAATGGTTTCAGCTGACCTTAGTGGGATTGAGCTCCGTATGCTTGCTCATTACCTGTCGAGGTATGATAATGGCCGGTATACAAGAATACTTACTACGGGGGATATTCACCAAACCAATGCCGACAAAATTGGAATTACCAGACGACAAGTTAAAACAGTTACTTACGCCTTCCTTTACGGAGCCGGGAATACAAAGCTTGGATTAAGTTATGATAAGTTACTATCCGAAGAAGCCGCTGCACGAAAGGGAGCCGATATACGTAAAGCTTATATTGCTGCCATTCCGGGTCTTGCGGAGCTGTTACAGGCTTGTCAGAAGTGTAGTGCGAGAGGTTATGCAAACGCCATCGACGGTCGTCGTATCAGCGTGGACAAAGGGCATAAGTTTCTCAACTACCTCCTACAGGGAAGCGCAGCGACGATCGCCAAAAGATGGATGGTCATTATAAACCAATGCCTACCACCTGATGGACACCAGCTATCCTTTATACATGACGAGCTGAACTACGAATGTTATCCTCGTGATTGTGAAGAATTAGCTAAATGGCTAGAGCTTGCAGCCAAATTCGCAGGCGAACATTACAACCTAAGATGCCCTATTGCAGCTGAAGCTAAGATTGGACAGACTTGGGCTGACGTACACTAAACCACCAATGAGATTATTAATAGATGCAGACTTTATAGTATACAAATGCTGTGCAGCCTGTGAAACAGAGATAGATTATGGGGAAGACGTTATATTTGTTACATCAAACTTTTCAGACGCTTACAACGCTGTAAAACGTGAAATACAACAGATACAAGATGTATTTGGCTCATTCAGTAAGCCTATACTCTTTTTTAGCGACTCTAAGAATTTTAGGAAAAAAATTTCCCCAGATTACAAAGGGCATCGAAATAGAAAAAAGCCCTGCGGTTACAAACGTGTCATACGTAACCTTAAAATTGAGTATGACGTTTGCATCATGCCGGAACTGGAAGCCGATGATGCTATGGGCATTTATGCCACCAAACTTACAGGGAATATCATTGTTTCTCCTGACAAAGACATGAGACAGATACCCGGTAAGCTATACAATTTAGACGACACTACTACCATTACACCAGAAGAGGGTGCTAAGTGGCATCTGATTCAAACACTGGCAGGCGATCAGACGGACGGCTACAGTGGTGTGCCCGGTATCGGTGTGAAGAGAGCAGAAACTCTGTTCAACAAAGAGGGTTACAGCTGGCAGACAGTAGTAAAAGCCTTTGAAGACAAAGGGTTGACTGAAGACGACGCTTTGCTTAACGCTAGGCTTGCCAGAATACTTACAGTAGAGGACTATGATTCCAAACAGCAAGAACCCAAACTCTGGACACCAGAAGCTTCCTATACCATTAACGGTGGAACAGGACTTCAAGATGCGAGTAATTGAAGATCAATTAAGAACTAATTATGATAAAAAGGAAGATGTGATTACACTCTTCCTAGCATTACAGCGACAGAACTTCGCATTAGGTAATGCACTAAAAAATTTAATGGAAAACAGTATTATTTTATAGAAATGTCTGAACTTATCTCCCGCACTGGACGGGTACAGTCTTGGATAGACGATCCTACATCAAGACTACCTGTATCATGCACGACCTTCGTTGTTGAAGACAGCATGGAGGGTCCAAACGGCATCGAAGCTAGCTGGAGATTCGCAAGTCACGCACTACGTTATGGTGCAGGCTGTGCAATCCACCTGTCTAAGCTAAGACCAGCCGGACATACCAACGACAAAGGACTTGTAGCTACAGGTCCAGTAAGCTTTGGTAAAATATACTCTGCACTCAACGAGACACTTCGTAGAGGTGGAGCCTATAAAAATGGAGCTATCGTACTCCATCTAGACCTAAACCACCCAGATGCGGTGGACTTTATAACTGCAAGCAGACAAGAGCTACCTTGGGTCAAGCGTTGCGTCGACATCAATGATGAGATGTGGGAGCTTGCAGATCAAACTACAAAGGATGCCTTAATATATGGAATCAAATCAGGAGACGTCTGGCTCAACAAAATCAGACACACACCTTCCGGGGAGCGTATCTATGGAAACGTCTGTCTTGAAGTATACTTGCCCTCACGTGGGACTTGCTTGCTACAGCATGTCAATCTCGGTGCCTGTACACTCGACAACCTACAAGAGGCTTTCGTATCAGGCATGTCCGAGTTGTGTGATCTCCATGGCCGGACAGGTGTTGGAGAATCTGGAGAGTACCTTACCCCAGAAGTTGACAGACAAGTGGGGCTCGGAGTGCTCGGTCTTGCCAACTTCCTCAAGAGGTATAACATTACCTACGCTGCCTTCGGTGAAGCACTCAGGCTCATTAACCTTGGTCACTCGGCCAACAACGAAGCAGGCGTGGCAGCCACTGCGTTGGATAGGGCGATTTTTGAGGCGTCACAAGTAGCACACACTAACAATATGGCACGGGCGTTCGCTATTGCACCCACTGCCAGTTGCAGCTATCGCAGTAGAGACCTAGACGGCTTTACATGCACACCCGAGATAGCACCACCAATAGCTAAGACCGTAGACAGAGACTCTGGCGAGTTCGGAGTAGAAAGAGTAGACTACGGAGACGTTGAGATAGCAAGTGAAGTAGGATGGGACGCATACAAGCGTGTAGCAGACGAAATCATGACGATGCTCGATAGGACAGGATTGCTTCATGGATACAGCTTCAACTCTTGGAGTGATGTTGTAGAATATGATGAAGCATTTATAGAGGAGTGGCTATCTAGTCCACAGACCTCTTTGTACTACAGCCTTCAGGTAATGGGCGATGTTCAGGATAAGTCGGATGCTTACGCAGCACTAGCAGACACTGACATTGATAGTTACCTAGATGGTATTATAAATGATAACAAAATAAAATGTGACTGCGAACAATGAACCCATACACAAAACTACAAAACAGAAAAAGAACATGGACACCAGTTCAACCTACGAAAGGGGAGATTAAAGAAGGTGCTGAAGAAACCATCAAGCGTGCTCTCGCAATACGTCATATGGAGCTACCAGTTGGAGAATTTATTTCTCAAGGGCTGGAGAGGACCGTACCGTCAGCAGCGAGGACACTTCTTGAGTCAAACGTTAAAGATGAGATCAAGCATGATCTCGCTCTGGGCTACATTGTTGACGCCCACGGTGCAGATCCACAAGCCGAACTCGAAGCATTGAGGTTAAGAGATGCTTGGATTACACACCCTGACCACACTATTACCAAAGCTCTCGTTGCAGAACGAGCTATATTTTTTGTTCTATTACCTATGTTTAGGTTTCTTGGTGATGCTGCTCTCAGAACAGTATCAGCTGATATATCCAGAGATGAACAAATCCACGTTGCGACAAATAGCCTCGTATGTGCTGAGCTGGGTCTTGTTCCTAGTGCTAGTCTGGATAAGCTTCGGAAGGCAACTATACAATGGGTACTACAACCCCTAACAGAAAACAATACTGATAAATATTTGTCAAAAAAATTTTGGGCGGATGCGAGCGATCAGTTAATGTATCAGGGCAAAGCCCCACAGTTTTCTGACACAAGAGCAGCTCGTATGCCCGCATTTTTTGAACATGCAAACACAAACCTACCCCAGTACGCTTAGTTTTCACTCAGAGAAACTCGAGAAACTGGTAGAGGACTTGGAAGCCAAGTTTGCTTGGCGTCCCGTCCACCCCAAGGAGGACTTAGCCTCCATTATGTATCGCTCCGGACAATGGGAAGTGGTACAATATGTAAAATCTATTTTAAACGAAGATAATGTGTCTATTTAGATCAACCCCAGCACCTATGCCTACACCAGCTCCTATACAACCAAGGCAGCCTGACGTAGTGCAAGCATCAAGACTACCTAGCAAGAAAGAGCTAGTAGATCCTGATGAAACAGCTGGCGTAGAGTATGGTACAACAGCAAAGAGTTCACCAAGAGGTACAGCTAAGAAGACTGGTACAGATGCTCTCAAAATAAATATCAACACTGGTACAGCCGGTGGTACAACAGGTGGGATGAATGTATAAGGCAAGAGAAAGATACTCAGAACTCTCGTCTGGTAGAACTCAGTTTCTAGACATGGCAGTAGAATGTGCTGAACTTACCTTACCTTATCTTATTACAAGAGACGATAACTTTAGTGGCAAACGTACACTGCTACAACCATGGCAGTCAGTAGGTGCTAAAGCTGTAGTCACGCTAGCAGCTAAACTTATGCTAGCAACATTACCTCCACAGACTAGCTTCTTTAAGCTACAAGTAAGAGACGACAAGCTTGGAGAAACACTCGACCCACAGATGCGTACCGAGTTAGACTTATCATTCTCAAAAATAGAGAGATTGATTATGGATTTCATAGCTGCATCTAATGATAGAGTAGTCGTGCATCAAGCATTAAAACACCTAATCGTTGGTGGTAACGCACTTATCTTTATGGGTAAGGATGGTTTAAAAGCTTATCCTCTCTCACGATATGTTGTAAACAGAGACGGTAACGGTAATGTTATAGAAATCATTACTAAAGAATTAGTAGACAGAACAGTTCTAGGGATAGCTAAACCTCCCGAAGAGCAGGGACCAAATAGTAATTACGAAGGTCCAGTAGAAGACGACGCTGAGGTATACACCTGTGTTAAGATGGATGAGAGTAATGGACGTTGGATGTGGCATCAAGAAGTTGATGGACAGATGCTCGAGGGTAGCCGCAGTACAGCTCCTAAAAACGCCTCACCATGGTTAGTGCTTCGATTCAATACAGTAGACGGAGAGGACTACGGACGTGGTAGAGTAGAGGAATTTATAGGAGACTTACGTAGTCTCAATGGATTGTCTCAAGCTCTAGTAGAAGGTGCAAGTGTAGCCAGTAAGGTTATATTTCTTGTATCTCCATCATCAACCACAAAGCCACAGACCTTATCCAAAGCTGGTAACGGGGCTATCATACAGGGTAGACCAGAAGATGTAGGAGTCGTACAAGTTGGTAAGACAGCGGACTTCTCAACAGCTGCACAGCTGGCATCACAAATAGAAAAGAGAATACTCGAAGCTTTCTTAGTTATGAACGTAAGAAATGCAGAGAGAGTTACAGCTGAAGAGGTACGCCTTACTCAGCTAGAGCTAGAGCAATCCCTCGGCGGACTGTTCAGCTTACTAACGGTAGAGTTCTTAGTACCCTACCTTAACAGAACTATGTTAATCCTACAACGATCTAATCAGATACCTAGACTTCCTAAAGATGTAGTCAGACCTAAGATCGTAGCTGGTATTAATAGTTTAGGAAGAGGACAAGACAACGAAGCATTAACTAGATTCTTGGCTACAATAGCACAAACATTGGGACCAGAAGCTATGTTAAAATTTGTTAACCCAACAGAAGCAGTCTCCAGACTAGCGGCTGCACAAGGTATAGATGTTCTTAACTTAATCAAGACTCCACAACAGTTAGAGCAAGAGAAACAAATGATGATGCAGCAACAGGCACAACAAGAGCTTGTTAAGCAAACAGGTCAGATTGCAGGCACTCCACTTATGGACCCAAGCAAGAATCCAGACTTAGCAAATCAAGCGTCAGCAGTAGCTCAAGGCATGTTAGAAGGAGCATCACCAACACCACCACAAGAATAGAATGGCAGCAGAAGAACAAACATTTACAGTTACCGATAACCAACCAGAGACAGAAGTCCTTACCGAAGAGGAACAGGACTCTCTGGCTGTTGGTGAGAAGTTAGTAGCTGAACAAGAAGGACTACTAGCTGGTAAATATAAATCAGCCGAAGAGTTAGAGAAAGCTTACAAAGAATTAGAGTCTAAACTAGGACAGCAAGACACTCCAGAACAAGCTGAACCAGAACCAGAACCAGAGACTACTTCCTTATCTGATAATGCAAGTATTATTACTAACGCATCAGATGAGTTTTATGCCAACGATGGCAAACTATCTCCTGAGACATTGCAAAAGTTTCAAGGCATGTCTAGTTCCGATTTGGTTAATGCTTATCTGGAAGTAACTAAAAGTCCTGATTGGCAGGCAGCACCTCCCGCACAGGTACAGGATGTTACAGAGAGTCAGATTAATGAAGTTAAAAACTTTGCAGGCGGAGAACAAGAGTACACTAATATGGTACAGTGGGCAGGGCAGAACTTAGATGCTCAAGCCGTTAAAGCCTTTGATGATATTGTAGCGTCTGGCAGCATAGAAACTATTAAGTTTGCTGTGTCTGGATTAAAGTCACAGTATCTAAACGCAGTAGGATATGAAGGAAAGATGGTACAAGGAAAAGCAACAAAAGAAACAAGAGATGTTTTCCGTAGTCAAGCAGAGCTCGTAGCAGCAATGAGTGACCGAAGGTATGATAACGACCCTGCCTACAGGCAAGATGTTATCGAAAAATTAGAACGATCAGACAACTTATCATTTTAGGAGCTAAACAAAATGCCTATGGGAAAAGGAACTTACGGTTCAAAAAAAGGTAGACCACCAGCTAAGAAAGCGTCAAAGGGACTAGCCGCACTCGCAAAAAAAAGACCAAAAGTTGCGGCTGCAATCATGAAAAATAAAAGGAAGAAGTAATGGGTACTAAGAAAGAAGAGGGAGGACATTCTCCCTACGAA